ATGCTTTCCGAGGGCGTAGGGCGCACCAGAGGGAATAAGCAGGGCGGCGTTGACCTGACACCCACATGGTCGAACTGCATTATCACAAACGGGGAAATGCCTCTGGCATCTGCGGCTTCGGGCGGCGGCGCGGTCAATCGTATCATCGAGATCGAGTGCGAGGAGGCGTTGTTCAAAAACCCGAAACATGTGGCGGATACCCTTCTGGAAAACTACGGCTTTGCCGGGAAGAAATGTCTGGATTGGCTTGCGGGATATGACCCGGACTTTGCGACCGTCAGACAGCTTTACCGTATCTATATGCAGGAATTTGATAAGAAGGACACCACAGGCAAGCAGTCCATGGCAATGAGCATGATTCTGGTGGGGGACTATGTGTTGTCGCAGGCAATCTTCGGGGATGATAAATTTCTGCGCCCTGCGGATGTACAGCACTTTCTGAAAACAAAGCAGGAGGTTTCTGTGCATGAGCGTGCGTATGAATATGTTTATGAAACACTGGTTGCCAATAAAAGTCACTTCGGCGAGGCGGAGGACGATCGCAGCGAGGTCTGGGGAGCGAATGATAAATATTATTTTTATGTGATTCGCAGCCGCTTTGAACAGATTTGTCGGGATGGCGGATTTAACGCAAAGGCATTGCTTTCGTGGATGAAACGGACAGGGAAGATTGAGGCAACAAAAGGATGTACGAAGGCGAAACGTGTCAACGGCGAGGTTGTTTCTTGCGTTTGGGTAATAAAATTGCAGGATGAAACGGATGGATTTGCACAGGTGGGATTAGCGGATAAAGACGGAAATGACTGTCCGTTTTAACGGAATGTATGAATGTAAGAATTGTAAGAGGGTTTTTTGATACACCTTTTTCTATAGAGAGTGTGTTTGAAAAAATCGAATAGAAACACATTTTCTTATATAGGATAAAAATTTGTTCTTACATTCTTACATCTATAAAAAGATACCGATAAAGGTTGATTTTACGGTGTTTCTGTTGTAAGAGCATGGATTCTTACAGGTGCTTACAGTTCTTACAGGAAGGAGAAATTTCATGCACCCGATGACAAAGGATGAATTTGAACAATACCGCCTGTTGGTACAGCGCAAGGGAAAGGCAATGACGATTCCGGCGGAGCTGCGACTGGGAAAATACGGCGCAGAATATCAGAAAATTGTAACAGCCCTCCGCACGCAGTTTAAGCCCTATCTTGCCTATTATATCACAGAAGGGAAGAATAATCTGCGCCATGATGCCGAAACGGCGGAACGGGTGAAGCAGCAGAAGGCTATCTTCGTAGGTATTCAGACCGCCCTGTATGATGGGAATTTGAAGAAAATGGATAGATATTGCGATAGGCTGAAAGAGGTGTATCGGCATGAAGGATAAGGCAACAGGAAAAGAACGGCTTTACATGGCAGTGACGAAGGATGCGCTTTCCCTGCCGCTGGCGGTGGCAGACAGTGCGGCGGAGCTGGCAAGGCTGAGAGGGGCAAAGAGAGAAAATATACGGTGCGCGATTACCAGATGGAAAAAGGGGACGGTGAGGTGTCCCGGATATATCGTGGTTGAGGTAGATGATGATTTGCCGTTTTGACGCTCAATCATGGTGTTAAACATAGTGCCACATACATAGACAGACTGAATGGAGGAGTAAGTTAATGCTGAAACCGACAGTGAAAGCGGAGGAATTTGAAAAATATGGATTTAGGAAATGCAGAGGCGAATATGGAAAGCATGGTTGTTACTACCTTTGCGTGGCAAGGGGTGTAAAAATGCTTTTTGTCAGTGATGTATGTTTTGATGTGAATGATTGGAAAGACAGTGACCAAAGAATACATAGCAAAGCAAATTGTAAATACAGTGATAAACGGACATATTTGGACATTATTTTCCTGCTGATACGAGACGGAATGTTGACAAGTGATTTTGTGTGAAGGGTGAGGAAAATGAGAGCGATACTTGAAGAAAAGATTAACCGGTTAAGAGCGGCAGAAAAACGGCTCTGGAAACATCTGTCGGAGGATGAATTTGGAGTGGTCAGAAGAACTGCGGAGGGATTTGGGCAGGAAGCTGACTGGCTGGAGGAACTGAAACGCTACAGGGACTTGGAAGAACAGGGACGGCTGTTGGTGCTGCCCTGCAAGGTTGGAAAATATGAAAAAAGATTAGTCGATTTAGAGAAAGCCATGGACGAGAGTACTTTATATGATTGGTATGTCACTTCCGTAAAACAGAAAGATACGCCTGTTTGGACAGGGGAACATATTGAAGAATTATTGAATGATTTTTATGTTATTCCAAAAGAAGCGGAAGCAGCACTATAACAAGAGCGAGGACGAATGGGAACATTTCTGCCCGAGTTGTAAGGAGGATTGAGCATGGATAGACTTAACGAGAAAATCAAACAGCACATTCCGCAGGACGAACTGTTAGCACAATTAGCAGAAGAATGTGCGGAATTATCGCAGGCGGCATTGAAGCTGCGGCGAGCGTTGACGGGTATCAACCCTACGCCTGTGACGGCGGAGGAGGCAAGGAAGAATCTGGTGGAGGAGGCGGCGGATGTCTACAACGTGCTGGGGTTGCTGTTGGACGCTGCGGACAACGCCGAGATATACAGCATCATTCGGCGGAAAAAGGAAAGATGGCTGAAAAGATTGGAGGGGTGATAGCTTGGCGATTGTGAGGGAAAACGAGAGGAAAAAGGAATATCTTAAGGGGTACATATATTCCGTGCGGAAGGCGCAGCGTTTAAAAGAACAGATTGAGGAGTTACGCAGTCAGCAGATGTTTCCGAGTGTGAACCTTGACGGGATGCCGCAGGGAAATGCACACAGCGACCTGTCTGGTTATATGGCGAAGTTAGATGCCCTGATACTGCAACTGGAAGCAGAAAAAGAGACTGCTATCCAGAAATACAATGAGATCTATAATCAGGTGCAGCTGATGCAGGATGAAACAGAAAAAGAGGTTTTGGAGCGTAGATATTTACTGGGGGATTCGTGGTGGAGAATAGCTGTGAAAATGAATTACGCAGAAAGTAATATTTACAAAATCCATGGTGCGGCGTTATTGCATTTCCAAATGACAGAACATGATAGTTTATGATAGACTCTTTGTGATAGTATGGTATTGTGAAAATATAGGATATTTCATGTTACCTCCTATTTTGGGCACTCGGAAACGGGTGCCTTTTGTATTGTCCTGTAATGTTGAGACGCAAAGACACTTAGAATAGTATAAGGTGATGAGGCAAAAGGTGCTTCACGTTTCTGAATGATTTTTTGTATTTAATGCATTTTTGTCGTAAAATGGCAGGATTTTACCTTTTAATGTCGAATGGCAATAAATGGAGGTGCATATTATGGAAATCTTAATACAATCAATCAGAATTATTGAACGTGAAGAAAACAAAATATCAAAAAGAGAATTACCGGAAGAATTTTCAATATATATAAAACAGTGGGTTGGTTTTTTATATGATAATACAGCTATACAAGAATACGAAACGCGTTCTGTGAATACAGAAGTAATCAGTTCGATTTTGGATATAATAAAAAATCAAGCTGACCAGAAGAAATTCGAAGAAAAAATGGATTTGATTGCCAGGAGGTTGTTATTAGAAGAACGTAAAGCTCAGCAGAGCGTAGCTGCAATGTCAGTTGTCATGAAAAAGGGCAGCCTGGTTCAAGCGCTTTTATATGATCCGGAGACGGAAAGGTATGCTTTTTTATTGGCGAAGGTAGAGCATACAGATTTTGTTGATGTTTCAGATTATACATTTAAAAGTGGATTTTCAAAAGATAAAAAGAATCTGTGGAAATCCTGTATCTTTATGATTGATGATCTGGAAGCAGATTTTTATAGAGCAACGGTATATTCTGATACAGCCGCAAAGTTCTGGTATGATGGCTTTTTGGAGTTAAAACCGGTGAATACTGATGAGCTAAATACAGAAAGAGCATTTAAGGCAGTTGAAGGAGCACTAAGCAGAATGGTGAAAAAGGCATCGCCGAGGGACTGGTCTGTGCTAAGGAATGCTGCAGTTTTATATTTTAGAACCAGAGACAGAATAGACTATGAAGAATTTATCAGTACTACATTTGAAGCATATATTCCTGAGGAATTAGATTGCGAAAAGATGCAAAAAGTTGTAGAAACATTAAAAGTACTTCCGGAAAAGCACAATTTCGACCGCCAGTTTAACATTACGGCTTCAAAAATCAAAGCAAAAATTAAAAAAGTTTATAAAGTTTACAGAGGCGTTGAATTGAGAATCACGGATGCACTTGAAAATATAGATGAAACCATTCAGTCTGAGCGAGACAAGGATGGAAACCGCTATATAAAAATTAAAACAAATGATGAGATGGTATATAATACTTTTTTAATGAAAAAAAAAGAGGAAGAATAAGTTAAACGAACAGGAGGTGTATATATGCTTAAAGAGTTAATTGATTCAACAGAAGGGAAAGATTTAAAAGTTACAGAAAGAATGAAAGTATATGAAGCCTCCTTTGTTTTTGATGCGGCAAAAAAACCAAAGTATGAGTATTTTCTGAATTTATATTCGTATATATCTTCGCGTGATAAAATGTCAATTTTTTTGGAAGATGAAAGTGATGATACATTTGTGATAAAATTCTCAAATGATGAGGAAACTTCCTATAATCAGTTTTTTGAAACATTGTATGCAGATGATAGTGTAAAAGTCGAAATCTCCATCGAAAAGAGCATAAAAGATAATTATCTTTCTGTATATTGCTTTGATGCATTTGCAGAGGATATTTTATCTTTGAATTTGGATAAATGTATGACAGCATTTACAAATTTATTTAAGGACTCGCCTGAACGGCTGATTTTTGATGTATATGGAAACAGCGTGGCTTTTTCTACAAAAACCGTTTTTTTTGTACCGCATGGAAACTATGTAGAAAATAATGGATTCAGAAGGGAAAAAAGAATAGCGACATGTAAGGAAACGTCATATTTTTATAATTTAGATGTTTATGAACTATTGCCGGATGACTTTAAAATAGAGGTTAGTTATGAAGGCAACCCTTTGAGTGAACTGTTTCAGAAGATTACATCGTTGCTGTCTCTTTGCTTTATTGCGACAACAGCAGCCTTTAAAGGAAGTGAGATAAAAGGAATTATCCATGGACAAAGAATAGCAGAGTATAGTTGTCTGGTTGATGATTTAAAAAATAATAAGATTTTTTATAGAATATATGATTGGATATATACAGATGGCAATGCGATGGATAAGGCTATTATTTCAAGAAATATAATCAGTTTACACTGTAAACAGATACCAATCTCACGGTTAGATGAAAACGTTATATATTCTATAGAATCCAGCTATAGCTTGTATTTGAGAAAAAATGTAGAGCAATATCTTGAATTAAAAAACAAAGTAGCAGAATTTATCAATGATAATGTGGCTAAAACAGGAGAATATGGAATGCAGCTATTAGAAAAATTTAAAACTAATCTGATTGCGATTTTTGGCTTTTTGTTTTCTGTAGTTTTAGCAAATATTGTTTCTGATCAACCATTGGATAATATATTTACAAAAGATATTATTCTTATTATGGAGATTGTGTTATGTGCATCACTTCTATATTTTTTCATATGTAATATGCAGTTGGGCTATGAGGTGAAAAAGGTAAAAGATAGCTATAAGCTGCTAAAAAGTAACTATGAAGATATATTGGAAAAGGAAGAATTGAGAAGGATATTCAAAGATGATAAGATGATGAATGATATGCAGGAGGAGATAAAGCAAAAAAGAAGATTTTTTGCGTGTATCTGGATAATTTCGTTAATAGCAGTTTTCATCATCGTTGAATGGAGAGGAGGCTTTGTATTCAAGGATATTTTAACAAGATTTATTAAAAAATGATTTTTAAAGAAAAAACAATATTTCATAATTCGATTTTTGTAATAATGCAGAGATTTTAATTTAACAAGAAAGGGGCGATGTCATGCCTGACAATGTAGGCAGACCGCCCATCTATGAAACAAAAGAAGAATTACAGAAGTGGTTAGACGAGTATTTCAGGGAGTGCGAGGGCATTCCCTTTTTTGCAATGAAAAAGACCGCATCAGCGGTCCTTCTCGAAAGAATCCTTTTTCTTTCTCCAGTTGCGGTATTCGCCGGACTTCACACGTTTATCGGCAGGAGGTTCAGCATCGGCAGGGATTGCCCACTGATTCCCGATTTTGATTGCAGGGATGCGACCATCCTTAATCAGCTTGCGGACATTGCCGACATCCTTACCGAATTTCTGGGCGAATTGGGTAACAGAGATATACTCAGCTTCTAACATTGCGCATAACCTCCTTGAATTGCAAAGTAGTTTGCAAAAGCACAAGGACGGAATTTAAAATCACAAGGAGCTTTGCGATAGGTGTCCAGCCTGCGTGTATTGCATAGATAAAGAAAAACAGGAGTGAGAAAACAGAAATTTTATTTTTCATTGTCATTCTCCTTTCGATTGGTTATAATAAACATGAGACATTGACTTTATCTAAGAAGTGAGGGGAGGGTTACTCCCCGAACTTGCTAAGATTTGATGGCTGTAATCAGAGCGGCTAGGGCAATAACTGCTTGGATTACAAGTTCGACAATTTTTAGCTTAAAGTCTTTGTCTTTTTTCATTTTGCACTGCCTCCTTTCTGTTTATATAATAACACGAAAAAGGGTAAATGTCAATAAAAATATCAAAATAAATCAAAAGAAATCCTGATAGCTACAATGCTTATCGGGATTTTTTATTTGCGGCAAAGGAGAAAGACGATGAAGGAATTTGCAAAAGGCTTCTACAACTCGGCGGCGTGGAGGAAGTGCAGGCGAGCATACATAGACAGTCGCATCATGGTGGATGGCGGAATGTGTGAGATATGCGGAGAACGTGTGGGCTACATTGTTCATCACAAACAAATGCTAACGCCAACCAATATCGCAGATCCAAACATCACGCTGTCCTTTGACAACCTGCAATATGTCTGCAAGCCGTGTCATGACGAGGAGGAAGGACACTTCGTCCAACGGAAGGGATGCTGCTGTGGATTCGATGCGGAGGGACAGCCGATAGACAAAAGAAAAATGGAATAGCCCCCCCTATTTTTATTTTTGGTTTGGCAGTACGGAGACCGAGGAGTGGACTACTGTTTCAACGGGCGTGCGTGCGCGTGGGGGGTGTAGTATAAGGGCGGAAAAGAGAGGAAGTGAGAAAATGGAGAAAGGAAAAATCAAAGCGGCGGAAATGCGGAAATTGAAGCGCATCTTCAAGGAAATCCCCGAAAATAAAAAGAAAATCGTGGAAAAGCTGATAGACAATGCTGCCTTTATGGCGGAGCAGTTGGAGCATTTGCAAACGGACATTGAGGAGAAGGGATATATTTCGGAGTACCAGAACGGTGAAAACCAGTGGGGGACGAAGAAGGCTCCGGAGGTTGAAATCTACACCGCGACGATTAAAAATTATTCCAGTGTAATCAAGCAGCTTCTGGATCTGATGCCCGAAACGGATGAAGCGGCGGCGGATGAGCTTGTTTTGTTCCAGCGGGAGCGTGATAGCAAATGACGGAATTTGAACAATATTTTTCGGCGCTTTATGACGGCACGATTCTTGCCTGCGACAAAATGAAGCGGGTCAGTGAAATGCTTTTGAATCAGTTTGCGAGCCCCGGGGAATTTCATTTCGATTATGAGGTTGCAAAGTGGCATATCGCATTTATTGAGCGTTTCTGCAAGCAGCCGACAGGCAAACTGGGGCAGCCGTTACAGCTTGAACTATTCCAGAAGGCGAGGCTACAGGCAATCTTCGGCTTTGTGGATGACAATAACCTCAGACAGTACAACGAAGTGATGATTGTGGAAGGTCGAAAAAACGGGAAAACAACAGAGTGTGCCGCAGTGGAAACGGATTTACTGCTGAATGACGGAGAGGGTGCGCCGGAAATTTACAACGTCGCAACGATGCTTGACCAAGCGAAGCTGGGGTTCAATGCGTGCTACAAGATGGTGCGGCAAAGCCCGACCCTGCGAAAGCATATCCGCAAACGTGCTGCGGATTTATACGCCCCTTCCAATCTTGGGTTTATTAAGGCGTTGGCAAGCAACACAAACAGTCTGGATGGCTTGAATGTGCATGGTGCCATCATTGATGAGCTGGCGGCAATTAAAAACAGAGATATCTATGACTTGATTAAACAGGCAATGGGTGCGAGAGAACAACCATTGCTTTTTTGTATTACCACAAACGGTTTTGTCCGCAGCGGCATCTTTGATGCGCAGTATGAATACGCAAAAAAGGTGCTGGACGGGAAAATAAAAGCACCGCGCTTTCTGCCGTTTATCTATGAGCTGGACGATGCTTCCGAGTGGGATAAGCCGGAGATGTGGATAAAAGCAAACCCAGGTCTTGGCACCATCAAGAAAAAGGAATATCTGGAGGAAATGGTGCAGAAGGCGAAGAACGACCCATCCTTCAAGCCGACGGTTCTGGTAAAGGATTTCAATATTCCGCAGACGGCGCAGTCTGCATGGCTGACGTTTGAGGATTTGAACAACGAGGAGCTGTTGCCGGAGGGCGGAGAATTTAGATATTGCATTGGTGGCTTTGATGCCGCAGACAGCATTGACCTAAACGCTGCAAAGGCAATCTGCAAACGGCGTGGGGATGATAAGCTTTACATTAAACAGATGTACTGGATTCCGCAGGCGGTTTTGGACCAACAGGAGGAGCGAGGAGACCGAAGGGAACGGGACGGCGTGCCGTACAGCTTATGGGTATCACAGGGGCTGATGCGCACCTGTGAAGGTCGGCGCGTGAATAAGCGAGTGATTCTGGATTGGTTCTGCGAATTACGGGACAGAGAAGATATTTATCCGCTTTATATCGGCTATGACCCTTGGCATATCTCGGATGAGCTGCTGGCGGCATTTGAGCAGGAGTTTGGGCGAAACGTCATGGTTAAAATTCGGCAGGGGGTTCTGACCTTATCCCAGCCGATGAAGGATTTAAAGGCGGAATTTCAAGAAAAGAAAATCGTCTACAACAACAATCCGATTGATAAGTGGTGTCTGATTAACACCGAGGAAAAGAAGGATGTCAACGGCAACGTGCAGCCTGTTAAGAGCGATGAGCGCACAAGGCGCATTGACGGCACAGCGGCACTTCTGGATGCCTATGTGGTGTATTGCAATAAAAGAGATGAATTTGAAAGTCTGATTTAAGGGGGTGAGAAAAAATGGGTTTATGGAACAGAATTGTGCAGAAATTGAGCAGACAGAGCTTCAAGATGGTGCAGGAGAGGGGGAACGGCTTTTATGCGTGGAACGGCAGGCTATACCATTCCGATGTGGTGCGTGCCTGTATCCGCCCGAAAACAAAAGCCATCGGTAAGGCGGTTGCAAAGCATATCCGTACCACGAGAACGCAGGAGGGGGAGCGGGTAGAGGTCAATCCGGATGCCTATATCCGTTTTCTGCTGGAGGAGCCTAATCCGCTGATGAGCGGGCAGATGTTACAGGAGAAGGTGGCAAACCAGCTGGCACTGAACCATAACGCTTTTATTCTGATTGTACGGGATGAATTTGAAAAGCCGATAGAATTGTATCCCATTCCCTGTTCGGGGGTGGAGGCTTTTTACAAGGACAACGAATTGTTGTTACGGTTCGTTTTTCTGAACGGCAGGGAAAGCACCTTCCCATACAGTGATATCATTCATCTGCGTGATGATTTCAATGAGGATGATATTTTCGGGGAAAGTCCGATGGAGGCACTTTCTCAGCTGATGGAGTGCGTCAGCATTATGGATCAGGGCTTTGTGAAGGCTATCAAGAACAGTGGTGTGATTCGCTGGCTGTTGCGCTTTACAAATGCCATGCGACCGGATGACGTAAGGAAAAACGTGCAGGAATTTGCGGATACCTATCTTTCTGTGGAGAGTGAAACCTTCGGCGCAGCGGGCGTGGACAGTAAGGCGGATGTGCAGCGGATTGAACCGAAGGACTATGTGCCGAACGCCGCACAGACCGACCGCATCATCAAGCGGATCTATGATTTTTTTAACACGAATGAGAAAATCGTCAGCTCTCTTTATACCGAGGATGAATGGATTGCGTATTACGAAAATGCCATTGAACCGATGATTACGCAGATGGGTGCGGTTTATAGCAGCCGTTTGTTTACCAGAAGGGAACGGGCATTTGGAAACAAGATTGTTTTTGAAGGCTCTAATCTGACATTTGCCAGCATGAAAACAAAGCTGGAGCTGGTGCAGTACGTTGACAGGGGCATTATGACACCGAACGAGGTCAGAGCGGTACTTAACATGGCACCTGTGGACGGCGGCGATAAGCTACTTAGACGCAAGGACACAGGATTTATGGAAGGGGGTGAGGGAGAATGAAGAAAATCGAGGTAAAGGGACCAATCATCAGAAACAGCGAAAAGTGGATTTATGAATGGTTCGGCATGGAGGCAACCTGCCCGAAGGATATTGGCAATGCCATTGCGGAGGCAAACGGCGAGCCGATTACCGTTGAAATTAACTCCGGCGGCGGTGATGTGTTTGCCGGCAGTGAAATTTATACGGCTTTAAGAGCGTATTCGGGGGATGTGGAAATTCACATTGTCGGGCTTGCGGCAAGTGCCGCCTCTGTGATTGCGCAGGCGGGACATTCCAAAATCAGCCCGACGGCATTATTTATGGTGCATAATGTTTCCGGTGCGGCTTACGGAGATTGCAACACCATGACGCACGAGGCAGAGGTCTTGCGGACGGCGAACAACTCTATTGCCGCCGCCTATCTGGAAAAGACAGGCAAAAGCATGGAGGAGCTGCTTGGCATTATGGATGCGGAAACATGGATGGATGCACAAAAGGCGGTGGAATATGGCTTTGTGGATGAGGTCATGTTTGCGGCAGAGCCAACGCTGACAAACGGCATCGGCGTTTTGCCTGCACAGACCATTCATAAGCTGAAGGATCTTCTTCCTGCAAGGGGAGAGGAAAGCGCAGAAGTTAAAACTGTAACTGCAAAATTAAAATTACTCAGATTGAAAGGGGAAATGAAGGATGAAGTTTAAGAATTACGAGGATTACAAAGCACAGAGAGAAGCACTTTACAATGCGGCGGAGGAACTGCTGCAGAATGGAAACGTGGAAGAAGCAAATGCAAAAATGGAAGAAATCACACAGTTGGATGCCGCTTATGAAGCCTTTGCAACGGCACAGGCAAACCTTGCCGCCATGCAGGGCAGAGGGACAGCGCATCCGGACGGCGTGGTCGGTTCCACAGGCAACACAGCGGAGAAGGATGTATTTGATACAGACGAATACAAAAATGCCTTTATGAATTTGGTTTGCCGCGGTGAGGCTTTGCCCATCAAGTACAAGGATGCCATTGTAGGCAAGCTGCAGAACGCCGTAACAACGGTTACGGAGACCACAGCGGTGATTCCCACAACCGTGATGAAGGAATTCATCAGAGAGCTGAAAGCGCATGGTGAGCTGTATGCGAGAGTAAGAAAAACAAACGTACAGGGCGGCGTGGAAATCCCTATCCTGTCCCTGTGTCCTACGGCAAGCTGGGTTGCGGACGGCTCTGCATCCACAGACCAGAAGGTAACGGCCAACACAAAGGTATCCTTCAGCTATTACGGTCTGGAATGTAAAATCGCACAAAGCCTGATTGCAAATGTGGTTGATTTTGCGGAGTTTACCGAAATGTTTGTTCCTCTGGCAGTTGAGGCTATCATCGCCGCTTTGGACAAGGGTATCATTGCCGGCACAGGCAGCGGTCAGATGCTTGGCATTACGAAGGACAGCAGAGTGCCCACAGGCAACGTCATTGAAATGACGGCGGAGGATGTCGCAAGCTGGAAGGCGTGGAAGGAAAAGGTTTTCGCCAAGATGAAAAAAGCCTATCGAAACGGCGTGTTCGTATTTGCACAGGGTACCTTTGATGCACAGATTGACGGCATGGTGGATTCCACAGGTCAGCCTATTGCAAGAGTAAACTACGGCATTGCCGAGGGTGAAACCTACAGATTCGGCGGCAAGGAGGTTATCACCACAGAGGAGGATGTGCTGGAAAGCTTTGCAGCGGCATCCAATGGCGAGGTATTCGGTGTTTTTGTGAATCTGAATGATTACATCATCAACACAAATATGCAGATGCGCACCGACCGCTGGAGAGATAACGACAACAATCAGGAAAAAGTGAAGGTCACTCTGGTTTGTGACGGGAAGCTGGCAGACCCCAACGGTGTGCTGATTCTTAAAAAAAAAGTAACGCAGTAAGCGGCGGCACGTTTGATAAGCGCGCAGACAGCGCAAATCATGCTGACATTACCGTAACGGCTGCCGAAGGCGGTCAGACCATTACAGCCCTGCTGCATAACGGCGCAGATGTGCCGAAGGAAGGTGGGGCAAACTGGTCTGTTTCCGGCGGCACTGCGGTTGTGCTGAAAAAGGCTTATCTGGAGAAATTCCCTGTCGGCGTAGAAACCTTTACAGTGACAACATCCGCAGGAGCTGTGGAATTTACTGTGGAGATTGCGGAAAGCGAGGCGTAAGGAATGGCAGATTTAGCGAGACTGAAAACGGCACTGCGTATTTCACATAATAAGCTGGATGAGGAAATTCAGTACAACGTGGATGCCTGTAGGCGAGATATGGCGCGTGTCGGCATTACTGTCATTAACGAGGAGGATTCCGCAATTCAAAAGGCGTTTGAACTCTATCTGAAATGGCAATATGATTTCATGGGCGAGGGTGAGCGTTATGAAAAAGCCTACAAGGGCATGAGAAACGGTTTAAGTTTGTGTGGTGATTACAATGTATAACGATGTTGTGACGTTGTTGGTCGAAAAAACGATAAGGGACGAAATCGGCATGAAGCAGACGTTTTACGAGGAACGAGAAGTGTTTGCGGAGGAATTGCCCATCAACCAAAGCGAATTTTTCAAGTGCAGAGAAACGGGGCTGCGCCCTGCCCTGTGTCTGCGGATTCCATACGGCGAATATGAACAAGAAGAAGTTTTGCGGTTTAGGGGCAGACTATACAGCGTGTATCGTTTCCGCAATGGCTTCCATCATACGGAGCTTTACTGCGAGGTGAGGAGTGGTCTGCATGAGCATAAAGGCTGATGCTTTAGCAAGTGAGATTGCGAAAATACTGACGGAGTACGAGGCGGAGATTGTGAAAAACGCAGACACCTGCGGAAAAGCCGTTGCAAATGCCGCCGCGAAAGAACTGCGGCGGACAAGCCCCAAAAGAAAAGGCGAGTATGCCAAAAGCTGGGGCGTGACAAGAGAGAAAGGTGCGTTTGGTGAAAATGCGAAATATATCGTTCACAATAAAAAACGGTATCGGCTGACACATCTTCTGGAGCATGGGCATGTGACGGCAAACGGCAAGCGCACGAAAGCGATTCCGCACATCAAGCCCGTAGAGGAGCAGGTCATTCGGGAATACGAGAAAAAGGTAAGGGAGGCAATAGAGGATGCGGCAAAGTGAGTTATACAAGCTGCTGCGCAGTACAGGGCTTGAGGTCTATTTTTATGAGGCAGACCAAAACCCAACGCTTCCCTACATCGTCTATCTGAAGGACGGAGAAACTGCTTGGGGTTCGGATGGCAGAAACTTCCTGCGAAAAGATAGCTACTTGGTAGAATTTTATTCGGCAAGAAAGGATTTTGCCAACCAAGAAAAAATTGAAAAGGCGTTGGATTCTGTTGGGATTCGTTACGATGCAACGGAAATCTACATCGAGAAAGAAAAAATGTATCTGGTAACATTTGCATTTGACATTACAAGAAAGGTGGAAAACTAATGGAAAGAATTGTACTTGGTAGCGGTAAGCTGTATGTGGATGAATTTACAGGGGAACTGCCTGAGGATGCAGCCATTGAGGTTGAGGCTAAGCTGTTGGGCTATATTCAGGGCGGTGCGACACTGTCCTATAAGCCGACATTTTACGAAGCGAAGGACGATTTGAATTTCGTTTCCAAGAAAATCATCACGGATGAAGAAGCAATTTTGAAAAGCGGCGTAATGACATGGAACGGCGAAACGCTGAAAAAGCTGACACCCACCGCCAGAGTGACAGAGGACACAGCCAAAAAGACCAGAACGGTCAAAATCGGCGGTTTGAGCCATAATGACGGCAAGAAATATGTTCTGCATTTCGTACATGAGGATAAGACAGACGGGGACATTCGTGTGACCATCGTCGGCAGCAACGAAGCAGGATTTGAGCTGTCCTTTGCGAAGGATAAAGAGACTGTCATCAATGCGGAATTTAAGGCGCAGCCACAGGACAATGAAGGCACGCTGATTCTGTATAAGGAAGCGGACACGAGTATTGCGTGAGGAGAGGGGCATAACAGCCCCTCATTTTTGTGAGGTGGAAAAGGAATGTTAGATTTTACAACGAGAAAAAAGAAAAAATACATGGTTAAGCTGCATGATGGCTTTGTGGCAATCCTGCCAATGCCAGACAAGGAAATGTTTGACAAGCTGGTAGCGGCACAGGATATGGAAAACGTCAACGATGTTTATGAGCTGCTGACCGCCATCATCAACCAGAACAAAAAGAAAAAATACAGCTTCCAGAAGATTTCGGCAATGTTTGATTTTGAGGATGCAGTGGAGCTGCTGAAGGATTATCTGGAATTTGTAAAAGGTGTTGTGTCTGACCCAAACTAAAAATACCCTCTATGCCGGGAGAGGCGGACGATTTGCACTACAGCATTTTTTCGTTATCCGAAAAAACAGTGATGGACTATGCACATTTGAATTTTTTGGAAATCGAGCATTTGCCGATAGATGTTTATCTGGGATTGCAGCGGGATGCGTTTATTTTCAATTTACAGCAGACGGAAAGTGGTCGGGAATATCTGGAGGAGTGCTGGCTTTTGGAGCAGACCGAGCCGGACAGAAAGGCATTGAGGGAAAAATTCGGAAAGGGGGCAGAGCATGGGGAACATTAAGGGCATTACCATTGAGATTGGTTCGGATACCAAGAAATTTAAAAGCGGCTTGAAGGATTTGAACCAGTCCGCAAAGGATTTGCAGAATGAGCTGAAATATGTCAACAAGGCATTGAAGCATGACCCAAAAAACACAGACCTTCTGCGGCAGAAACAGGAGCTTTTGACAAAATCCGTATCGGAAACAAAAAGCAAACTGGAATCCCTGAAGGCGGCGAAGGAGAAAGCCGATAAGGACATGGCAAACGGTACGGAGGTCAATCAGGAGCAATACCGCCGTCTGGTACGGGAGATTTCCACAACGGAAAACAGCCTGAAAAACCTTACTAAGGAAATGAAGAATTTTGGTAGCGTTTCCGCACAGCAGATTGCGGCGGCAGGGGAAGATGTGCAGGAGCTTGGCGGCAAGATTGAAACTGTCGGGAAGAAAGTAAGTGTTGCATCTGCCACATCCGCTGCCGCTCTTGGGGCATCTGTGAAGCTTGCAAGTGACTATACGGATGCGGTTGCGAAGGTAGGTACGGTTGCAGATTTGCAAAGCGTACCACTCGAAAAACTCAGAGATGATATGCTGCAATTATCTACAGAGACAGGCAGAGGTGCAGGCGAGATTGCCGATGCAACCTATCAGGCAATTTCGGCATCTGTAGATACTGCTGATGCTGTTTCTTTTGTCGGCACATCGGTTGGTCTTGCCAAAGCAGGCTTTCTGGAAACGGCGGATGCTGTTGACGTATTAACCACTATTATTAACGCGTACGGTCTGGAGGCATCAGATGCCGGAAGGTTATCTGATATTCTGATTCAGACACAGAATGATGGTAAGACAACGGTAAATGAGCTATCCCAGAGCATGGGGCAGGTCATTCCTCTGGCATCTGCTTATGGGGTAAATATTGAAAACCTTGCCGCATCGTATGCACAGTTGACAAAAAACGGTGTCGCCACAGCGCAGGCAGGCACATATCTGAAAAGCATGCTGAATGAATTGGGGGATTCCGGTTCCGATGTGGGCGAGATTCTGAAAAGCAAAACGGGAAAATCCTTCGGACAGCTTATGAATGACGGCATGAGCCTTGGGGATGTTCTCGGTATTCTGAATGACAGCGTAAACGGTGATTCTGAGGCTCTGGCAGGCTTATGGAGTTCCAGTGAAGCCGGTACAGGTGCATTGTCTATTCTTTCGTCCGGTGTAGGTGCTTTCAATGATGAATTGGGGAATATGCAGGATTCCACAGGGAATGTAGCCGATGCCCTTGAAACACTCAGTACGCCAAGCGCAAAGGCACAGGAAAGCTTGAATGCAGTGAAGAACGCAGGCATAGAGCTCGGTTCGGCGGCACTGGAGGCGATTGCGCCATTATTGGAACAGCTTGCGGAAACAGTGAAATCCCTAACAGAGCGGTTCAGCAATCTGTCTCCTGCTACGCAGACGGTTATTGTTGCCGTTATGGCGATTCTGGCAGCATTGGGCCCTGTGATAATTATCATCGGCACGCTGATACAATCCATAGGAGCGATTATGACGGTTGCCCCTGCGGTGGCTACGGCTCTTGGTACGGTCAAGATTGCGATTGCCGCTATTGGTGGGCCTGTAACGATTGTGATTGCGGTTATTACGGCATTGGTGCTGAAATTCATCCACGCCTACAACACCTCCGAGGAATTTCGGAATAAAGTCGGCTTGGCGTTTTACAATGTAAAAAAGGCAGTCACGGAATCGCTTGCGGCGGCGATGGCAAAGGTAAAGGAATTTGTGAGCGTCGGCAAAAATGTGATTGTTGGTCTGTGGAATGGTATCAATGATAAGGTCGCATGGCTGAAAGGCAAGGTCAAGGGCGTTGTCGATAAAATCAAGGGCTGGTTTATCAGCAAGGAAGGGTTTGACGAACACTCCCCTTCCAAGTGGTCGGAGGGCGTTGGCAGCTACGTTATGGACGGTCTGGGGAACGGATTTGAAAAGGACGAAACAGCCATCCGAGCGGCGAGAAAAGCGGCGGATAATATCAAAAATGCCATTACCGATGAGATAAGCAAGGTCAATGCGGAGATTTCTTCGATACAGAAAGAATCCGAGGAAAGGCAAGCCAAGGAGGAGCTGGCACAGTACAAGGAAAACCTTGCAAAGAAGCAGGCAGAATTGAAAAAAGCCGAACCGAAAAACAGAAAATCTATTCTGGATGAAATCGCAAAAATCGAAAAGGACTGGAATAAAAAGCAGCTGGAAGCGGCGAAACAGGCAGAGCAGAAAAAGCTGCAGGAGCGTTTGACCGCTTTACAGGAATTCAAGCAGAAATATGAGTCTGAATTGGCGGCAATCGAGCAGAAGGAATCCAGCCTGAGCGATAAGCTGTTTGATTACGGCGAGCTGTTTACCAGAGTGCAGGACGAGAACAGCGAAAAAGAAATTTTCAAGCTGACAGATCTGGATGAAAGCATCAAGAAAATTCAGCAGTATAACGAACAGATTGAAAAGCTGAAGGAAAAAGGTCTGGATGGCGGTTTATTGGCTGAGGTCGCCAATATGAACATTGATGATGCACTGGATTTTACCAAAAAGTTGGATAGCTTGGAGGTCGGAAAGTTTGAAGAATATGTCGAGAAATTCGAGGAAAAGCGGCGTTTGGCGAATGAAGCGGCACAGCAGTTCTATTCTGAGGAAATGGAAGAACTGGCAATGAATGCTGTGGAGCAGGCGAAAAGCTATGCAGATGATTTCAACGATGTCGGAAAAGCCCTTACAGACGGCGTTGCGGAAGGTATCAAGGACGGCAAGAGCAGCATTGTCAATGCCATTGTGAAGGCAATTCGGGATGCCATTCGGGCGGCGAAGGAAGAGGCAGGCATGGGCGGCGGCGGTTCGGACGGCAGCCACAGAACAGGTCTGCGTGAAGTGCCGTTTGATGGATACCGTGCGATTTTGCACAAGGGCGAACGCGTTCTGACACAGCCTGAGGCGGACAGATACCGCAGAGGCGAAACGGTAGCGAAAACAGAAAATTTCAACGTATATATCGGCACTGTTGAAAACAAAGACGAAAGAACCACAGAGGATTTCATGCGTGAAATGGAATTTTACAGGAAACGGCGAGTAAGTGCGGTAGGGGGTGCAGTTTGATGTATCAATATTTTATCTGGAATGGTGTCAATTCACTGGATATGGGCGTAGTGATGCTGAAAGCACCCTCTATTTTCATTCCGCAGAGGAAGATAAACGAAATCAAGATAAGCGGCAGGAATGGTGTTTTGCATGAGGACGAAAAGACCTACCAGAACTACACAAAGGATGCCGAATGTCATGTGATGGACAGGGGGCAAATTGACGAGGTTTGCGGTTGGCTGACTGGGTTCGGAGAGGTTATTTTTTCCAGTGAACCAGACAAGGTATACCGTGCGTACATCAAAAATCAGATTGAGTTTGGCAGTATTCTGAAAAATATCAATGAATTTTTGGTACAGTTTGATGTTGAGCCCTTCAAATACAGCGTCAATGCCGCAGGGGATGCTTTGGAGCTGACTGCCCCGACCACCATCCGCAACAGTGGCACAGTATACAGTGAGCCGCTGATTACGGTTTTTGGCAGTGGGGATGTTACGCTGACTGTCAACGGGGCGGATTTTCCCCTGTACGGCGTGCAGGAAAGCATCACCATTGACAGCGAAATGATGGAGGTATTTAAGGGCAACACCAACCAAAACGGCAAATACGGCGGTGCAGAGTTTCCAAGATTTGAGGTCGGGAAAAACGAAATCAGTTGGACGGGGAATGTCAACAAAATAAAAATACAGCCCCGTTGGAGATGGCTGTAG